TAATACATGTGATAAAATTTTTATCGGGTGAACAATGAAACAAAAGAAAAAGATACTCGTACTATCTGATCATGCTCTTTCCACCTCTGGTGTAGGCACGCAGACTCGACATCTTATTAATGGCCTACTTGAGAAGGGTTGCTGGAGCTTTAGACAGTTTGGTGCAGCTCTGAAGCACGATTCATACGAAACGATTGTTGTTAATGATGACTTTGTTATAAAGCCAATAGATGGATTCGGGGATAGAGATTTGATTAGAGTAACTCTCGCCACAGAGAAACCAGATATTCTTTTTATCTTTACTGATCCTAGATTTTTTGTTTGGCTTTTTGAAATGGAAGATGAGATCCATCAGGTGTGTCCCATTGTTTGGTGGCATGTATGGGACAACTACCCATATCCAAACTATAATGATTCTCTCTATCAGTCTACTGATTTAATCAATTGTCATTCTCATCTGACTTACGAAATGATAAGAGAAAAATACCCAGATAAGACTAACTTTGTTCCACATTCAGTTCCAGAAGATATGTTTTTTCCGATGCCAGATGAGGAAATTTTAAAATTTAAAAAAATGCTATTGGGTAACGATAAGACCAGCGATCATTTTGTAGGAATATGGGTAAATAGAAATGCCAAAAGAAAGCGGTCCAATGATGTTCTTTGGTCCTGGAAGCTATTTTTAGATATGCTTGAGAAAAAGCATGGTCATCGAAACGCCACACTTATCATGCACACTGATCCAATGGATCATGAGGGATCTAATTTATTTATAACCTCCGAAATGTTTGAGATTCATGATTCTGTATATTTTTCAAGGGAAAGACTTGAGTTTGATAAGATGAACGTTCTTTATAATGTTTCCGATTTTTGTTTAAATATCAGCTATGCAGAAGGATTCGGATTGTCAACACTTGAATCAATGAATACGGAGACCCCTATTATTGCACTTAAAACAGGGGGACTCACTCGACAAGTGGTAGATCATCGTGATAATTCTGAGAACGGAGTTGCTTTAGATGTTGAGCTTAGAACTCTTGTAGGATCTCAGCAGGTTCCGTATATTTTTGAAGACTACGTTTCGTGTGAAACTGTAGCATCTGCTATGCTTAGGCTTTATGAGATGGGACCTGAAAAAAGAAAAGAGCTTGGGAAAAAATCGTTTGACTATGCTAGATCAGAGTTTTCATATCAAAAAGTAATTGATGACTGGCATGATGATTTGTTAGAAATATCTAAAAATTGGAAAAATAACCATGATAGATGGACATGTCACTCATTTTAATAGGAGTTATTTAAAGTGAAAGTTGTTATTAGAGCCCCGCTATTATCCATTAGCGGATATGGAGTACATTCTCGACAGATATTTAAATGGCTTGAAGCTAAAAATGTAGATATTACAGCACAGATTTTGCAGTGGGGGAACACCAGCTGGATGATAAATCCTGATCTTGAAGAAGGGATCGTTGGAAAAATAATGGAGGCCTCCAAAGAGCCCGTCGGAAAGTTTGATATATCGTTTCAGGTGCAACTACCTGATGAATGGGACCCTAATATTGCTAAAATTAATATTGGTGTTTCAGCTGTAGTTGAGACTGATAGGTGCAATCCACAGTGGCTAGAGTCTATTGATAGAATGGATGCAGTTGTTGTTCCTACAAATCATATTCGACAAACAATTTTAAATACAGGCGAAGTAAAAACACCCATCCACGTGATTCCCGAGTGGTATTTTAGTGAAATAGATTCTGAAAACTTTACAGAGCTGGATTTAAATTTGGACACATCGTTTAATTTTTTAATGGTTGCTCAGTTTACAGGGAATAATTCCGATAACGACAGAAAGAATATCTTCAATACGATGAAGTGGTTTTGCGAAGCCTTTTCTAAAGATCCAGACGTGGGACTTATTATCAAATCAAATCACGGAAGAGGAACGAAGCTTGATCGGCAGGTTACAAAAACAACAATTAGAAAAATTCTAGGAGAAGTTCGACAAGGCCCTTACCCTAAAGTTCACGTTCTTCATGGAAACTTGACTACTAGTGAGATCGCAGGGCTCTACAAGAGAGATGATGTTAAGTGTTTTCTTAGCTTAACACGAGGTGAGGGATTTGGCCTGCCTCTTTTAGAGGCAGCAGCGTGCGGTCTTCCTATTATGGCGACTAACTGGTCAGGTCATCTTGATTTTTTAAGTCTTGGAAGATTTATCCCTATTCAATATAGGCTGCAAGAAATTCCTCTTAGCAGGGTTGATAATAGAATTTTTCTCGAAGGAATGAGATGGGCTGATCCTCTTGAGAATGACTTTAAAAAGAAAATTCTTAAATTAAAGAATAAGTACGATATACCCCAGCAGTGGGCCTCGGATCTGTCTTTCAAGATTAAAACTAGCTTCTGTTCTGCCTCAATAATGAAAATATATGATGAAACCTTTCAAGAATATTTGAGCATTTAGGTGGATACGATAATAGTCTTGGGAGCTTTGTCGCTAATCCTGTCAATTCTTTTATCATTTTCTGTGTATTTTAATGTCAGACATGGCATTATAATTCTCAAAATGCAAGACTCTATCGAGGAATCTTTAGATATACTAGACGAGAAATATCAATCTATATCTAAGGTGATGGAGATTCCCATATTTTTTGATTCGAGAGAAGTTAGACAGGTGATATCTGACATAGAAAACTGTAGAGATTCTATTCTATATGTTGCAAATCAGCTCTCTGCTATTAATGTAACGGAGGACTCTCTAGAGAATGAAAAAGAAAACTAGAAGAATAAGAAGATCTAAAGGAAAATCACCTCGGCTTTATTTTCACAGTGGTACACACGATGCCATTGTCGAGTTTCAAAATATGGAAGATGCAGATGAAAGAGAGAGCATATACGTGAAAGACATTCTTCCAGCGTTTGATAAATTGTCTGAAAATCTTATTTTTATTCATGGATTTGCTAAACCTCACGATTCCTATGAAAATCTTAAAAGTGACTGTGTGACCTTTCTTTATGAAACACTTAATAAGTTTGACCCATCTCGAGGAACTAAGGCATTTTCTTATTTTAATGTGGTTGCCAAAAACTGGCTAATCATTCAAAGCAAGAAAAAGATAAAAAGCAACAGACGTCACGTAAGCATTGATGATACCGAATCTCTATCTGTGAGCGATGTCACCATGATAGAGTCTCATCAAACAGAGCCAGCTCAAGATGAGAAGATGATGAAAATTGAGAGTATGGAGAGCCTATTTGAGTTGATGGAGGTGATACGGGGTAAGCTTAATAGTGACAATGAGCTATCTTGTATGGATGCCATTATCACTCTCTTCAATAAAATTGATGACTTAGACCTTCTTAACAAGAGAGCTGTCTTCGTTTACATGAGAGATCTTTCTAGCCTAAGTCCCAAACAGCTTTCAGTTGCGATGTCTGTGATTAGAAAACATTACAAGAACCTAGTTAGAACAGATGACTTTGATATCTTTTAGGAGGAGCTATGACAAAAGCGGTTGAAGATGCACTAGATCAAGTTAAAATCAAGTCTGGAAAAATTGAGAAATTTTCTGATCTATTAGACTCTCTGGAGAACACAGAAGATAAGAAAAAGATGCTGTGGAAAGAGGTGTATGAGAACTCTCTTAATGATAGAGAGAACGCTAGTGTGCTATTTACTGATCTCCTTCTCATGTCTAAGGGTGACACTGCGAATCACGCTATGTTTGGTCCCACAATGGCAAAATATCTGGAGAGAATGTGCAAGTCTAATGACCAGATACTTAAGCTTGCTGAGCTTATAGCAAAAGAGGACTCTCAGCAGCAAATTAGTGCTGATGATATTTTTAATAAGATAAGTGAGTAGCTATGGGGCTTAATGATTGGAAGGCTGGCGGTCAAGATGCAAACTCGGTATTAAAACCTGGCATCACAAGCACTCGTGTGCTTTACGCGATCGTTGTGGTGGATTTTATAGCTAATCCGTCTGCGCTGACAGAGGAAGAAAAGACAGCCCTAAAAGAAGGAGCACGTCGGGTTGGAAATACGATGTATGTTGATCGAATGCCACGAAACAGCATCATCGGTAAGGTCGTGTCAGACGGCGCCGGTAGATCAGGAAGAGCTATGATATTCTATCCTCTATTTCCTCCATCTCTTTCTCTTCCAATTAAGGCAGGAGAGATGGCCTGGGTGATCTTTGAAAATGCGGGAGATAAGAATGCCCTCGGTTACTGGCTGTGTCGTAGGGCATCTGACCTATCAGTTGATGACCTCAACTACACACACCATGATCGTGCAGCAAGAGGTGTTACAGATCAAACAACACAGCAAAGCCACGAAGGGGAGTCAGTAGAGGTTGATCCGTTTGACTTTCCAGAGGGTGGACTCTTGAGAAAGTCTAACAACACCATTAAAGAAGGGTATGCGAAAATTATCGAGAGGGCAATCTCTCTCCCAGCTCAATTTTTTGGAGAGCCAGTACCACGATTCTCAAAGAGATCATCTGATCTAACTCTCCAGGGATCTAATAACACACTGATAACACTTGGGAATGATCGAACAGGAGATGTCGACAGCACGGGTGAGGATCTAACAGACGCTACCGGATTCGCCGGTACTATCGACATCGTGGCGGGACGAGGAGGCCCATCACTTGATGGAGAGGATGTCATATGGGGAACCGACACCGCCAGTCCAGCAGCGACAGCGACGAATGCACGCGGAAACATAGAGGTCGATAAGGCTCCCACCATAAGTGAGACTGATGCGGATGCAGACAATCCCAACGAGGGGGATCCAGACTTTGAGAATGACATGTCTCGTGTGTACGTGTCGATGAAGACCAACGGGGATGCCAATTTTGGAATATCTGAGCTCGAAGGGCTGGATTCCGACAATAAGACAAATCTGGCTGACAGAGAGGAGGAATCCTTCGTGGTCATGAAGTCCACCAACACTCGGATCGTATCTAAGGGTGATGGCTCAGTCAAGATTGTTAAAATGGCTAATCCAGATGTTGCAGACAGCAAGGAGGCACACATAGTGATAGATGCCTCTGGAAATATCCAGATCAGAACAGACGGGCGCCTTGAGTTTTGTGGCAATGGATCACAGTCAGAGGGAGTAGCAGATCAACCCTACCTTAGGTGGACGCAGTGGGTGAAGTATATGGACGACACACTCGACGCGATAATTGGTGACATGGATAATATTGCTGCGGACATCAGCAACATCCAGGAAGCACTTGGCAAGAGCGTCACGCCGGGATACGGGGGTCCGGATGCAGCGTGCATGGCCGCCGGCAACATACCAAGTACATATAAGACCTTAAAGAGCACCGGAACAACGCTTCAGAAGCCAGGTGACACCACCACCAAGCCAGCTGATGACATAAAATCAGACGTAATTTTTGGAGAATAGGAGATAGCACATGGGAGAAGCTTATGATGATTTTGAAAAAGCACTCGTGGCTGCGTATGTAGACGCGTCGGGTCCTTTCGAGGCCATAACAGTTGTGGACTCTGTTACAGGACTTGAATCAACTGTGATGACAGCTCTAGATCAAGAGGAACAGGTCGAGGAAGGAATAAAAAGTCTTATTGAAGGGGACAACGGAGTTGCTGCTGCCATCCAAACCTATGTCAAGTCATTGCTTGGTGAACACAAAGAAGACGATCATTAGTGACCCTGTCACTATAATTTTCATACATTTTGATCCAGCATCTCAACTATCCTAATAATTAGTCTTAGGAGTGTATGATGTCAGAGGAAATCAGCTTTAAAAGCGTTGGTGTAAAGTCAACTGATCGCAAATTCACGCAGAAAATTGACACCAAGCCGATTGGAATCAAGACACCGCTTCAGCTAGGCACAGGAAGATCAGGACTGTTTCAGATGCACTTTAACAGAGCTGATCAAATTGCAGATAATCTAAGGAACCTTATTCTCACCAACAAAGGGGAGAGATTGGGAAGATTTGACTATGGGGCCAACTTGCGAGAGATGACAACTGAGATCACCTCTAAGGAAAACTGGGATGCTGAGGCCATGATGCGGATTAGAGATGCCACACAAACATTCATGCCCTACGTTGAGCTTGAGACATTTGTCTCCTCGTTTGATACAGTCAGTGAGTTTTCTGGAGCAGAGCCTGGCGTGGGAAAGGTAAAGCTTAAGATAATATACAGTATTCCACAGCTCAGGGTGGCAAAACAACAGATGAATGTCGATCTTTATGTGATCGGCTAAGGTGATTTAACATGGCAACGATGAATTATAAGGATATTCAGAAGAGACTCAAACAAAATAGACAGAGATCCTATCTTAATAGAGACTTTGAGTCATTTAGAACTGAGCTAGTCCAGTATGCTAGATCGTATTTTTCTGAGGAGATAACAGATCTTTCAGAGAATAGCATGGGAGGTCTTCTTATAGAGATGGCGGCGTATGTTGGAGACGTT